CCTATAGGATAGTCCCATAATTGTCAATAGTTAATTTAAACTATTTTGTTGCATTTGTTGTCTTGCAATCGCAATCTTTTGTTCTCTTGTAAGAACTTTTTTATCTTCCAAAAGACTAGCCAGATTTTCTGGACTATAAATTGATAATGCTAAACTAGAACTTTCGTTCATCATTGTTTCATTTAAAACAACACCAACCTTATCTGCAAGTGCTTTTGCTTGGTCAAATGTTCTATAAGATTTTAGACCTAATCTTAAAGTTTTCATCTTGCCTTCAACATAAGAATATAATTCTTGATGTTCCTTGATTACGTTGTCGGCACTAGCAACATACATCTTAAAAAAGTTTAGAGTATTCTCATCAACTTTGTATTGTCTTGAATGACAATAACTAGAACCGATTGTCCAAAGTTTAAAATCATTTTCCCACTTGTGGACTGGTTTTTGTATTGATTGATCTTCATTGGAAGAATTGCTAAAACCCAAATATTTATTTACTGCACTCTCATCATTATAATATTTTGGATTTCTTTTTGAGTAGTCATCATTGATTGATAAATGAAAGTCTGGGTTTAATCCCTTTGCTTTCAATTCATCTCGATAATATGCTCTTGCAAAGTCTCTGCCCATATCAAATCTAACATGAACTTCATCTTGCGCCACATATTCTCTACCCTCATCATCAACTTTTGTAATTGGTCGTTGAACATAGAAACAATTATCCTCATACAACTCACCACCTGACCTATTGTATTTTTTTATCATTGACCTAATTGTGTCAACATCTTCCTGTGGTTGATGAAACCTTACAACTCTATCCATAGCAACTTTTGCTTTTTCTCTCATAAGGTCGTATTGTTCTTTTGCTTGAACCAATTTATCTTTTACTTTATCCTCGTAAAAAGATTGAAATTGATCTGCAATCACTTTTCGCTTATCTGCGTTAAGTGTTATCTTTTTTGTAGTCATATTTCCTCTTTCTGTTTTATTTTGCATAAATTTTTTTTAGCACTTGACAATAGGATTGTCAAGTATTATATTGGATTTATGAATAAATATGAAAGACAAAAATTAAAAGTTGAAACTTTGCCTGATAGCTTTAAAATGTCAGATAAAAGCACTCTAATAATGATTAGAGATTTATTTGAAATGATTAAAGATAACCATGAGCTTATTCAACTGATGGATAAAAAAATTAAGAAATTAGAATTAAAATTAAAAAATTAATTCTATGGGACAATTTCTGGTTGTGGTGTAAAGTAGATTGAAAGAGATCCAAACACACGCACAGCTAGAACTGATCCCTGGTCTAATGGTGTTATTGGAACGTGGAAGAGTAGCTATCCAAATAGGCATGCTTGGAGCGTTACCATTGGACCTGGGATCAGTTAACGCGCCGCCGCCGCTAGAACACAGACAGTCTGGCGTTGGCTGGTCCGAAACTGTTTGGTGGTTCTTACAGTTTTTAAGTTTTTGATGGGTTGGGTTGATCATTACCCTTCTTTACCATCAACGACAGGCGCTTCCGGGCTGGAAGTAAGAAGGCCAGCCCAGGAGTGAAG